TTATTTAATGATGTCAGCTAAATTATTCACAGTTGCAGTCTTAGCATTGAACGTGCCGTCAGTTCCAAAATTAAAATGATATCCGTGCCAATCTCCCTCACCCTGTACTAACTTACCGTCACCGTCTGACCAATAGTGAAGTCCCCATGAGTTCGTCCAGTTAGACTTGATCAACTTGCCATTAGCAAATGACCAGTAAGAACCCATGTGCTTCTTGATGCCATTGGCCTTGTGCTTGAATGAGTTGTCTGTGTACCAGAGACCCTTCTTAGACCACACCGCAGCACCATCAACCGGGTTCTTCTTAATGACCGCTTGGTCAGCAGTGAAGAAATTGTCGTAAAGTTGCGTAATATCAAACGCACCGTTCACACCATCGAACGTTGCATGATCGAACCATTGCCACCCATGCTCCGATGAGTAATAGTTTTGATTAGCCGTTGGCGTGTATGGATAGTGTGCAACCCATGACTTGTCACCATCAGGTGTTGTTTCGACGTGTGACCCCATTGTATAGGTGGTTGATCGATACCCACCAGCGATGCCCACTTGCTGTTCAGCTGTTTCATTCACAGCTTGCATAGCTTTCCCCATTGCCATTTGATTTGGTGATTCAGCATCTACTGCCAGCACAGCTCCAACTCCCAAACCATCAGCTTGAGCCGTGGCCACTGCGTAGTTAGCTTCTTGAACAGCAGTGGCATTATCGGTCGCATGAGCAAAGTAATAACCATTTACGTACAGACCTGCCGCTTGTGCGTTTGCAATATTATTAGCAGCAGTTGGGTCTTGGTACCATGTACCTTCTGAAACTTTGGTAGTAATGGCTTTAACGCCTTGATTACGCATATTAACGAAATCGCCAACTGACAAGTAACCATTCCAGTTGGATACATCGACCATGTCAAACCGTGGCGTATCTGCATGCACCGTATGATCACTAACAAGCGTTGTTCCAAACAAAAAGGCCGACCCAACGGCGACCCACTTCATTGTTTTATTCATTTTACTTCTCTGCCTCCTTCATCTTTTCAACAGCCCATTCAATTGCCTCATCAATCTGCTTAGCAGTGAACAAATGCGCTTTGTCAGCCTTGATCAAATAATCTGTAATCGACTTGATTGCTTGTGCTTTTTGCAACTGGCCACCTTCAAAGGTCACCTCTGCCCACTTAACCACAGCTTCTGCAATACCAAGCAAGTTTGTTAGCCGCTTGTTACGGGTAAACCGTTCTGAAGCCCAACCAATGGCCAAAATTAAAAGCGCTGGGACAATACCTGATTGCCATAGCGCTTCTGCAAAGGTTATTAAGTTATTCGTTGTCATCGTGATGTTCTCTCCAATCTTCCAGTAGCCTTATACGTGTCTCGTGGTCATCAAGACGATGATCATAAATTTTTAAAGTTTCTTGTAAGCCAGTAATCGCCTTATTCAAGTCATTCATAGACTTAACGAACGTGTTTTGAATGACAAACCACATCGCACCAGATAATGAGCCGACAACTGTTAACCAACCTGCGATGTCATGTGGGAAAAAGTTCATAACTCTACCCCACTACTTTTCGAAGCTGGCAACAACCTTATCGGCTTCTGCAAACACCGTGTCTTGGAATGCTGACCAAGCTGTTCTGAAATCAGATAAGTGTTCACGATAAATGACACCATCGTTGATGTAGTAGCTCATTGATGGCACACCGTATTGGTCAATCGAACCACTTAAGGTTGCGTAGTTTACTGTGCCACCGTCTTCTGCTGTAATGGATAACTGTTGATTGAATTGCGTTGTCTTATCAATTTGTGCCATTACTTATCCTCCTTGTTGCCAAGCTCGTCAATGCGTGACTTCAATTGTTCGTTCTCTGATTGCAAAGTGCTCAATTGTGCCCGAAGCTGTGCATTTTCAATTGCCTTGTTAGCAATCTCGAACCCAAGATTTTGCAAAGTTTGTTGTTGTGATTGTTCCATGTTTGTTCTCCTATCTTATAAAGTGACGTTGAACCAAGTTTTAACGGTTCCGTCTGAGTTGATGGCAGATGGTATTTTGACAGCGCCTAAACCGCTTAAGGCCTTAATAACCTTGCTTAAAAGATAATAATTGTTTCCGGAAATCAGGTATGTTTCACCTGAACCGTAGGCCAGACCGGCTTGCATTCGACTGTCCCCAAAGTATGGGTAGTTGAACCCATTAAACGTTTTGGTTGTAAAACCAAGTTTTGCCTTGGCAATTCCAGGTACGTTAATACCTTGGTCGAAGTACACATCGTCATCAAAATTGAATCCGGGGTACGCCCCTGCAGGCGTTGAAGTCGTACGAAACCATGAAAGCTTATTAACTGGGTTCATAGAATAGTCACCTGTATCACGGGCTGCCCAAGCCATATACTCAGCGCCACCATCAAGCCAAAATGTCAGACCCTGATAATTAGCTGGCTTTCCAACCATACCTTGAACACCGATACCCCCGACTTGCTGGCCTGTCTTTTTGAGCAACATACCTGAATCAATGAATTGTGTAATAGTGTCCTTCGTGCTAACTGCCATACCATCGGAAGTTATCGTGGTTGAGCCGTACTTACCGTTCCAATTGGATTGGATAAAGTTAGACACGTTACCAGAGATTTTGTTCACATCAAGACTGGCAATTTTAGCGTTAGTGATTGAAACGTCTGCAATTTGTGCAGTTCCAATCGAAGCGTTCTTAATCAGTGCACCGTCCATGAAATTCTTACCAACAAAGGTGGTGTCACCAGTAATCGTGACTTTCTTACCCACGATGTTTACACCAGATGAGTCCCCGTTAATACCAGCAATCAAGGCACCTGTATTGGATTGAATACCAAACGCAAAGTAGTCGTTAAACAGCTTCAAGGTTGACGCATTGTCGTTGCTTGTCCCAGGCATGTAAGCACCGGTTGGTAGCTTTGTTGACCCAAGGTAAGGTCGTGATACGTATACCCGACCGCCACCGTACTGCGTGAATTGCAGATACAGTGATGTAGTTCTCGAATCAAGGGTGATGTCAGACGTGTAATTGTTCCAGCCCGACATACCGGTATCGAACGATCCACCGATCGGTGTCGACTTGGTAGTTGAACCCGAACTGTCCTTCTGCACAATCTCGGCTTTAAAGTACGCACTTGTCCCAAAGGACTTGGCATACAAATCGATGGTGGCATAAAACTGAGTACCACCCAAGTTCATCGTGTAGATTGGTGCGCTTGTCAACGTGGCAGTTTTTCGGTCAAAAACAGTGTCTCCACTGTTAAAGGTAGCAACCCTAACACCTTCGTACATGCTACCCGTATCAATCTGCCATGATACATCACCCGCCACCGTCCAATTGGCCAAAGCATTAACGAATGAAGAATCCACAATCAAATTGGTTGAACTAACTGACGCCATGATGCCATCACTCACTTGGGAAATTTGGCTCTGCATATCCGTGTCATAACTCTTAATGGTACTCGTTACGAAGTCCTTACCCGCTTGCAAGGTAACACTATCGCCGGATTCTCTATCGGCAATTTCTTGCTTTAATACTGCCTCTCCGTTGGTTACTTTATCGTTCAGGTCACTGGTTAACTTAGCCTGCTTTTCGTTAAGTTCATCTGTGTATTCTTTGGCTTTCTCCGTGGATTCATCAACAATGTTGTCGATACGCTCTTGTGTCTTGGTATCTACGTAATCCACCCAAGCGCCGTTAGTGAATACACGAATACCAGAATCTGTGCCATCGTCCCAGAACCATGTATCACCTTCTTGTGGGTGACTTGGCTCGTTGCGACCGTAATAGTTTGAGTTCTTACCATTGGCGCTGATAACAGCCTGTGTGGCTTGCTCTTGAACATGTGTAACTTTACCTTGCAAATCGGATAAAGCGTTCTGGTTGGCTTCTGCAAATGATACCTTAGCGGTTCCCACGACCATGCTGGTTACACGTTCTCCGATTGGGTCATAATGCAACTCATTCACGATGGCCGTAACATTTACCCCATACTCAGGTATGTAGACCGTTACCGTGTCGGTCAGTCCAATTGTTTCCAACTTAGCAAACTTGTCTGCGTAATCAGCTGAATCTTGCAAGCTCAACACATCAATTTCAATAGTGACATCAGGCAAATCTTTGTTTGTGTTCTCTGACTTGGTAAACCAGTTGCTGGCATACGCATTTATCCGCTCAATAATGGTCACATCAGTATCACCCTCGTTAATCGTAATCTTATCGGTTACATCAACGGACTGCGTGTACTCAATCGGGTAGCTATACACCCGTTTGGAATACACTGTGTTACCTTCTACGTAACGGGTGGTGTCACCTTGGGTTAATTTAACCATCGGGATAATCTTGGTGACCAAGTTAGACGTATCGACCGTGTATCGTAAACCGTTGATATTCTTACGCAGACGGAAAGTAGCCACGTTATCACGACCACGCCGGTTCAACATAGCAACTCTACGGTTCTCCCGCTTCATCTCACCGCCCCAGTATTGCAAGAATGACCCTTGTGTACCTGCGATGGATTCCATTGGATTAACATAATTCAAGGTTGAAGTTGAGCTTGTCGTGATGTCGGAATAAAGTGTGAAGATACTTGGATTAACGATTGCCTTTTGTAACTGGCTCATGGCTGTTGCACCATTACCCTTCATCGTCACTGAGCGCACGAGGTTGTGCGTCAAATCATACGTAATGGAATCAGCCTCAATTTGTAATGAGTGTCCGGCAATATCCAACTGCGTGTTCACAATACGGAACGCATGATTGTCATCAAGGGGCGATGGCTTGGCAAGGATAATGAGACCTTCTGAGATGTCATCATAATGTTGACCCGTAACTGGGTACGAACCCGTGAACGTCAACAGGCCGTTACGTTGCTCGTGAATATCAACTGAGTAAAGTTCGTTCAATTGACCCAGACCATTACTGGTGAAATCAATCTCATCACTTTTGTATAAAATAGGTGTCATAGTGTCCTCCATCGTGGTTCTATCGTTGCGGTACCTGCGCTTAACTTAACGGTGTTACTACCTGGCTTCAACGTTGGAAACGGACCAATGGTCATTTTAGCGTTCTCGTTCACTAAAACATTTCCGTTAACCCGCCACACATTTTGCATAACGCTGTCCAGCTCGATTGAACCAGTAACATTGGTGAACTTGTAGTCAACACTATTCACCGTTAGCGTTATGGCACCATCACCGACAATCTTGATGTAAGGCTTGGCCACAAAGCTGGTTGGATTAACTAGTGTTGATGTGGTTGTCGTAATCGTAGCTGTTTGGGCTGGTGCCACGTAGCGATATGGTGCTGATGACAACGTAATGGTTAACTCACGGTAACTGTCTGAATAAGTTGGCCGTGCAATTGTACCCGTGGATTGCCTGATAACTTGATACGTGTAACCAGGGTCCGAATACATCTGGAAATCAACGTACTTTCCGGTATCCAACGCGCTTAGAAATTTTTGAATGTTGCTATCTGCTTGCTTACCTTCGAAACCAATAATCAATTGAATTTCCCTGTTGTTATAAGCATCATCGTCAAATAAAATAGCCCGATCAATACCGGCCGGACTATGTTAAGTGTCATTTTACGTTCTGGCACTGCGATTGTTGGATAATTCAATATCCGTGCGTTAAGTTGGTCACTCGTTAATTGGTGACCTAATACGAAACTTCCTCTTTCCAATCTTTCTATCCTCCTATTTCTATCCAAACGCTCGTGACTTGGCGTTTTGCTTGCGTGTAATTGCATCTACAACTACTTGCTGCAACTCCTTCAACGTGTTGGGTGTCAAATCTGCGTTCACATTGATTTCGATTTGGTAAGTATCGCCTTCTTGAACGACTTGTTCTTGTCCACCGGTACGATTGCCGTTGATACGTGAATTGGCTTGTTCTAGCAAGTCATTGGCTCGCATCTTCTTGGCTGGGTCTAGTGGAATGATTATTTCTGGCATGTTTTGCTCTGCAACTTCATACAGACCATGTTGATTAACGATTCCACCTTGTGCAAATCCTTTGCCTAATAGACGCTTAATCAAACTCTGGTGCTCATCTGAATCGTGCTTACTCTTAATACCAGACAACATGTTAACGATTGGGCTGGCAATGCCGTGAATTAGTCCCTGCGTCATCATTGGTGCAACTTCCTTCACTAGTGGGCTACCTGTATTGGTTCCCACTGCACGCTGCATGACGTTAGTTAATGCCACTATTGGCTCACGTAGGAATGATGTAAGCTGCGTCCACTTATCGGAAATCCACCCCACTGCACTACTTAACCAATCATTTGTTCCGTTAGCGAAGTGAGGCATTGCATGGGCCGGGATAACCGTTTCACCACCACTGAACTCAACTACTCTGTTGCGACCTTCAAGGACAGTGGCTTTACCAGAGTTATCAATAATTGCTTCCTGATAATTTTCCCCTGGTGCGTCATTAACGACTGCAAGTCCCTTCGGTGCGCCCTTTGTACCATTAGCAAATTTTGGAATTCGTGACAGACCATGACCGCCACCAAACATACCAATAACTGAATTGATTGCACCGATTCCATTGTTAATGATCCCAATGACACCGTTAATACCATCTCTAGCCCAACCCGTCATAGTATTCCACATGGAACCAAATCCACCCGTAATACTATTCCAAGTGTTTGAGAATGCTCCGCTGATTGCGTCCAATATTGGAGAAAACACGTTCTTGACGGACTTAATGCCATCGTCACCAGACCTTACCATCTTGTTCCAGATACCGCTAAAGAAGTCAGAAATGCCATTCCAAGTCTTACTCCACGTATCCGAAATTGCACCAACTGTGTCCGACACAATACGATGAATTGAGTTGATAATAGGCTTAAAGAAACGTACTATCTTGTTCCATGTGTCAGTAAAGAAGTTAGCAACACCATTCCAAGAACGTGACCAAGCGTCTGAGATGGCTCCCATCGACTTACTCAACGTGTTGCCAATGGCCGACATGGTGTTATTCCACACCTTTGCGATGCTGTTTAACAATCCTGAGAACCACTTACCAATTGCGTTCCATGTATTTGTCCAAGCCTTTTGTACTGGTTTCCATACAGACTTCAACCACTTAGTAAGTTGATTGATAATCTTCTTCATTGGGCCTACTAGAGGCTTCATTAAAGTAGCTGCGATACCAATTGGCAACGCCATTGAAATCAGCACAATCTTCCCAAATGTCTTAAGCAAATTCTTGGCAAACTTAGTAAATGAGTTCCAACCTTTCTGGAACCCCTTTACAAGACCAGAGAACCACTTACTAATAACCTTGGCACCATCACCAATCGTCTTACCTATGCCACCAAACCACTTGCCGATGTCTTTGAAAAACTTGCTAATCGTCTTAGTAGCTGATTTAATCCACTTACCAATTGAGGTAAAAAATTTACCCGCAGACTTTACCACTCCATCAACAAACGCCCTGAACTTTTTGTTGTGCTTGTACAGTTCTACGAATATAGCTACCAAAGCTGTGATACCTAAGACGAACCACCCAACTGGATTATCTTTAAGGGCAACATTGTATAACTTCTGTGCAAGTGTCAGCGCCTTTTGGGCAGCGGTAGCAAGTTTTTGTGAATGAACCAGCTTGGTTAATCCAGTTCTTAGCGTACCGAAGGCAGTAGCCATATTGTGAGCTGAGCTGACTATCTTAGATCCAAAGTGCAACGCTAAAAGGCCAGCCAACACTGCAGTAATAGCCTTACCGTGTTGTGATACGAAATTAACCACTGGCGTAATAGCCTTAACAATTGCTGGCATGTTCTTGACCATAGTGTCAATGAACTGCTTAACAGCCTTTTGGAGTGGCTCTAACGCCTTTTTGAAGTTCTTTGTCTCAGTAGCTGACATCGTAATCGAACTGACAGACGCTTGTGCTGAGCGCTTCATCAACTCAAACGGGTTGGACTCTTTCAGCTGGTCAGATGTTTTCTTAGCAGTACCTGAAACGTCAGAGAACGCCTTGTTTTGCTTACCAAGTGAACCAAGTACCTTAAGTGAATTATCCTCACCCAAAGCACTCCACAGATTTGAAGCCAAGGTAGCTTCCTTCTGCTTGTCGGTCATCTTACCCATTTCGCTGGTGATTTGTTTAAACATATCACCGGCCGTGACCTTACCCTTTTTATATCCGTTGAACATTTCTTGGGATTTTTTAGAGAACTCGGTAATTGATTCATCCATGCGACCATCATTAAGGCTGATACTGAACTCCTTGGTGAAATCCAGAAGCTTATCACCGTTATATGCTCCGCTTTGAATACCGTTAGCAATCATTGAGAATGAGTCTTTGGCTGACAACCCCATTTGACCAAGAACTTGTGAATACTCAGCCATATTATCGGAGATGTCACCACCAATATCGCCACCTTGCTTTTGCAACGTGAACAAATTATCGAAGTATTCTTCATAACTCATATGCCACGCCTTCGTAGCATTTTGAGCACCACGCAAGACTTCCTGAGTGTCAGCCCCCGAAGCCTTAGAATACTGTGATACCAGCTTTGTTTGTTTGGCCAATTCGTCAACATCAGCCTTTGGGTTCATTTGCTTCAACTGGGTATAAGTTTCGGTCAAGTCCTCAACTGATTCACCATAACCCTTGGCATACAGCTTATTGATAGCTGCAATTGCTTCCTTGGATTCACCATAGGATGCAGTTGTTCTTGCTTGTAGGCTGGAAACTTGGCTTTGTTGGTCATAAATTGCTGAAACCAACTTAGATACACCAGCTAAAGCCGTTCCTGCAGCTGCAGCCGTGGCTGCAAGTCCCAACTTAGTCTTATTAACAGCACCCGTTAGCCGTTCAAATTTACCTCCGGCCTCAGTAGCACCTTCATTCTTTCCAATCTTCCCCTGTGCGCCATCTAACTCTTCTAGTGATCGCTTACCTTTGGCAATTGAAGTTCCCGTCTTGTCTAACGCGACCTTTTGTTTACTAATGCTATCCGATGATGCTTCACCTGATTGCGTCATTTTATCCAATTGCTTACGCTGGGCTTCATATAATTGGCCCTGCTTTTCAAGCGTACGTGCTAACCCCTTCTTTTGGGCTTCGTTGGCTTCTTCTTCTTTTCCCTCGGCCCGCAAGCGCTCGACGTATGAATCAGTCTCTTTGATTGAGTTTTGAATTTCCTTGTTAAGTCCAGCAATACCAGACTCTTGCAATTCATAAGCTCGTTTAGCTTGTTCTTGCTGCTTGGTCATTGAAGCAAGTTGACGCTCAGCAGTTGTGATTTGCGATGCGTATTTCTGATACGTTTGCTCTCCGGCTTCCGTACTTCGATTAACTTCTGATTGCTCCTGACGCAACTTGGCCAACACGTCTTGTTGCTGGTTAACTGATTGTGTAAGTCCTTTGTACTTAGCTTCAGACGCTCCAATTTCATCACCAGATTGTTTCATCTGTGACTCCATCTGTTTCCACTCGTTTGTTGAGTCCTTAACGGCTGACTTAAGCTCATTCAATGAATTTGTAGCCGACGTAGTATTCAGTCCAACCTCGGTAGCAAGCAAGCCTGCAACTTTCTCTTTTGCCATGTTTTACCTCCTTTCTAGCCTGGTAGTCCATTCCACATCTTCATCATGTCTTCCGATGACATCATGCGATTATCTTCTGAAGCGTTCATGATTGACATCAAACTCTCGTACTCGGCTTCCTCAACATCATTAACGCTCCAGTGCAGATTAACCATGACATCCTTTTCGAACAGCTCTAAGTCCAAAATGTGGTTATTATATGCAATTACTCGTTCTCCAGGTCTGGTTCTAAACCCGCATCGTCCGACTCATTTTGAATGTCCTCAATTTCTTGCTCTGACATTCCCATAATTCGCATGTACAATCGTTGAGCCAAAGTCATAAGTTCTTCTTGATCTAACTCTTCAAGCTTCTCAATTTCTGCATCCTTCAACTTCAACATATCAACCACATAATCCGTTACCTTTTCTAAGGCGTCTAATACTGATTGGAGTGATTCAACTGGTGTGTCTTCATCAAGGGCGTCCTCTAACGTAGCCAGCTTTAATTGAACTTTGTACGTTTTCTTAAGGTTCTTAACCGTGGCCTTCACCTCGAATGGCGTCTTGCGTAGTTCTTTAAATGAAATTTTCATTGTGTATTCCTCTCATCATTCGCAAATAAAAAAGGGACTCACCAATTCATTAAGCGAGCCACCTTCACCTGGGCTTCTCACCCCATTTGAACCTATTTATTGTCGTGGTTGTAAGACAATCGCTGCAATCTTAGTTGCTTGCGCTGGGCGTAGTTGCTTCAGAATAACCACCAAACACTTCTGCCAGCATTGCTGCCTTATCAAAATCTGCGTCACCAGAGTAGAACATCTTCATTCCTTGGCCCTTCCAGTCATCCACACCAAATGATTGGTATGTCAACGTGTCACCCACACGATTTTCGTTAGCATTGTCAGTTTGGATGTTGACTGCGTTTTCAGTCATTTGGCCATTTGAGAATGCGTAAAAAATAGAATTCTTACGGTCAATAGTTTCTGACTCAACAATCAAGGCAACCCGTGGCAAGTCTTGTGATTGTAAGTATCCTCCCTTACCATCTGAATCACGTCCAAGCAACTTTGCCTTAATGTCAAACGGCAAGTTATTCCATACACCAGCTACTTGTGGGAATGACTTTGCCTTTGTCACATCGACCATTCCGTTATCCCCAAATTGTTGCGTACCGTTAGTTGAAATATTGGTGATATTAGCTGACAAAGTACCCAAATCCTTAGAGTTTGACTTATAAAGGCCGTCCGCTGCCAAACCTTCATCTCCCGTCTTAATCTTTGCGTCATCACCAAGCAATGCTAGATACGTCTTCTTCAATCCTACTTGTGCCATCTTTAATTCCTCCAAATAAAAAGGAGACTAGCCGTCATAGCCAATCTCCATTAGTGTCGTTGTTTTGTTTACTTCAATATTCTTAATTGTTTGCTGTTCGTCGGTTTGGCTTAGATCAAGATAGTGTGGCTGTGAATCAGTCACACGCCAATGTTCCTTCTCCAACTCCTTCATTAACTGAACTTCCGTAACAAGCATGCTCCGGTCAAAGTCCAAACTATAAAAAATCTGGATTCGCACCCCAAGTTCAATCATGTTGAACGTGTCGTCAGCATAATTACCAACATCAGATACCGACTCGGTAATCAACACCTGTGTTGCGTTCTTGTCGTCTATCACTTCAGGTGGAATACTATCCGAATAAACTTGCCAGTCAGGGAATATATCAGCAATAATACCGACCACTTCGTCTACCGGTCGCATTACTTATTCCTCTTTTCTATAATCTGCTTCATGACTGCTGCTTCAGCTTCCAAAACCTTTGCCATCACTTGTGGGTCATTTCTCACGCCTTCCACGAAATGATCTCCATTAATAGCGACCTGACCGCCTTTCTTGTATCTAGCTCCCGTTGACGTGTACATCGGAAACTTCGTACCGTTTTCAATCAAATGCCCTTGCCGTGACTTGGTGTAATCCCACCCAACAACTGAAGCTCCATTCTTCATATTGTCAACGTTAGTATTTTGAATGATGACGGAATCAGCTAAGTGTGGGTCATCACCGGTGCGCCTGTGTCGGTAGTGTTTGGCCTTAGTTACTTCTTCAAGTGACACCTTGAATACCTTTGCACCTGCCTTTGTAATTTTTGCCTTGTCTTCAACTGTCAGATTAGTTGATACTGCTTCAGCTTCCTCAACGATTGAGTTCAAAATATCTTCAAGTGACAATTCAGCCATACTACTCACTCCTTTTCAGAGTTACGTAATCATATGCAACGGCTTTGTTAGTCTCATCAGGACTGATACTAGCGATGTCATACTGAACATTTCCAATCTTGGCCAACGTGTATGCTTCCAATTCTGGGTTATGTCGAACAATAATAACCTTGGTGTTTTCAAGGATAGTTCCTTGCAATTGATATTGTTGATTAAGCGTCCTGGTCTTAGGTGCATACCAGAGTTTCAACTTCTCAACGAATTGTTTGCGAATTGAACCGGTATTAGTGTTCTTGACACTCTCGGTTAACCCAAACGCAACTCGCTTGTTGAAATCTGATGGTTTAGGTGTCGCCATGTTTCACCCCCTGATACTTTGCACGTAATTGGTTCAGCATGATTTGAATGCCTGCCCCATAACCATCACTCAATTCACGGTCATAATACAATTTTGTTGCCAAAGTCTGGATAAGACGGTTAAACACGTTTCCTGACAAGCTCAACAACTCATCTTCACCCACCTCATCAGAGATAGAACCTCGAATGATTGCCGAAGCATCATCAATCAAACGGTCAACCGTCTTATTTTCTTCGTCGCTTGGGTCAATGTGGAGTTCATCTAACAATTCTGCTGCAGTAATACGTTCCATCATTTTCTCCCTAATACCCGCCCCTTACGGTACTGTTATCTTTCGCAGGCGATTGATCAATATGGCTACTTTGTTGTATCACCATCATTTGTGTTCGTGCCATCTGATGCATCAACAGCTTCTTGGCTACCTTTGATGTTAATAATCACGTCCTTACGTGCTTGCACAACGTTCTCACGCAAGAAGATCCCCAATTGCTTGTACCAAATGTCGTACGTGTCTTGGAATTGACCTGTAATCTCTGCCAACTTAAAGTTGATAACAGCCTTCTTCAATGGTGCAACAATAGCGTTGATGTCGCCTTCCTTGGCCTTAGGGAACAACGTATCTTCAACAACGATAACTTGCTTACCCAACACAACTTCACCAGTAGCGCTTGCGATAGATGGTTGCAACATTGGTCGTCCCATAGCGTCCTTGATTTGATCCAAAGCGTTGTAAGCAGATTGTGACAAGACGATTGAAGCATTTTTCTTATCAACTGGCTTCAAGTTGACGTTCAAGGCTGTCTTCAAATCAGCTACAAAGTCCGTAGACGTAACTGGAGTAATACCAGTGGTAAGTGCCGTCATAATCAAGCCGTCATCAGTGTTATCACGCAACTCAATCAATTGTCCTTGCAACTCACCTTGCCAGTCATATGCAGAGTCTGAAATCAACTCTTGTGAGAATACATAGGCACCCGTGTACGTTTGCAAATCCCACTTAACTGGCGTAATTGTCGAAGCCTTATTCACAGCGGTTGCGGAGTATTCAGTGTGTGCCTTCAAAGTATCCTTAGTGTTATCAAATACTGGCAACTTACCAGTCGTAGTCTTAACAGTAACGTTGCGAATCAATTGACCCAAACGTGGGAATTGGTTTTCTTCATGCTCTGCTGGCAAAATCGTTTCAGGGATAATGACAGCACCATCTGACAATGCCAGTCCAGTAACATCACGCTTCTCACCCGTCTTCAAGAACGTCTCGAATGCTTGTTCCGTCGTGTTCTTTGCGTCTACTACATTCACCTTCATAATTCCTTCTCCATTTCGTGTTTCAGTGTCTGGGTCTTCATCTGCACCTAATTCGTCATCTGATGGTTCTTCAACGTTGTCAGGATCATCTGCTCGTTGTTCCGTTTCCTTTTCATCAGCATCTTCCTCTGTTGTTTCCAACCCTGCTGCTTGCTCCAAAACTGCAATTTCTTCCTTCAACTTCTCAATCTCAGCTTCCTTGTCCTTGATGTCTGACATGCCCGCCTTCACTTCATCTGTCGTCTTGTCTGCGTCATCAACAAACGCACGAACTTCAATCTTCTTGTCGTTAAGGACTTGTTGCTTTGTAGCCAAATCTCCCTTAAGCTCTGCAATCTTATTCATCTGTTCCTCCTAGATAAATCCGCACTTTCTCTCGGTACTCGTGCTCGTTTTGTGCATCAAAAAAAGCGCTCAATGAACGGGTCACTTGAACGCTTGTATCGTCATATGCAGGTACGCTTACTACGCTAATTTCCTTCAGCTCTGCAATCTTATTAATAATTCGGGTGGGCTTTTCGCCTTGCTTCCATTCATCGCCACCTTTGGCAACGACAAAACCAAAACTCATGCCCTTTAAGTTTCCCAGCTTAACGTTGTTGTAAACGTCTCGGCCCAACGTCGTATCAGGCACATCAAGTACAAAATGCAAGCCGACATCTTCAACATGCAAGCTCAACGTGCCAGCATCAACACGCCCCAGCAACGAAGCGTAGTCGTGTTCAAAAAGTGCTAACACTTCCGTCAGGTCAACACCATTCAAAGCACCAGTACGAATATATTCAATGAACGGCCCACGACTAACTGACGGCTTGTCGAACTTAAGTGCATATCCTGCAATCTGTCCAACAAACTTTCCATCAGAACTTGAACGAACTTCCAACTCACCAATATCAACATAGTGTTGTTCAATATCTGTCACTAAATCACCCCCTTTCGTTGCAACAATGCCATTGCTTCTTGTGCTGACATCATGTTTCTATCCACCCAATTCAAAACATCAGCCTTAAGTGTTGAGTTTGAATAGTCAATAATCTGCGACATATCCAATTTGATGCCACTACCCAGCTTGAAATTAAGCTCGGATAGTAAGGGTTCGATATAACGATTAAGGCCGCCAACGTATAACGCACTAATCTGATCCAATGAAGATTGTTGGTCTCCAGTTCCGTTCAAGTAACTATCAGGCACACCAAATGCCTTAGCGATTTGCTCACGTCCCCAATCCATACTAGTTAAGTACTTGGCAATGTCAGCATTAATTGAAATTGTCGTGAAATCGGCTGATTGGTCAAGTACCATCACTCGCCCAGCATTATCACCAGTATTTGCACGTTCAAATTCACGTCGCACAGCTTCCTTGGCTTCTTCAGTCAATGTACCTTGTGGAATGGTTATCTTACTAGTTGGGTTTATAGCCCCTTTGAGAGTTGAAACTGTCAGCCTATTAGCCTGCTTTTGCTGTGCTAGTTCGTTAGCCAACGATTCCAAAGGGCTGTGACCAATCAACGAACGCAATTCATCAGCCCCATAAGCCATAATGCGTGCGTGAATGATGTCATTCGGACTGAATTCACCACCTACAAACTCACCAATTTGGTTAACAATGTACGTTAACTCATCACCGTTAAGTTCCATAGCTACGGATGCAGCTGGAACAAATCGCAATCTTTGGTTAACACGATCAATAATCAGAAAAACATTTCCATTGAACAGCAAACTCAGTACAGCTGTTTGCCAGAACGTCACACGATTAACTCGGTCGCTTGGTTTGTTCAACATTTCAGTGAAAGAATTATCACCAATAAACTTTGCACCTGCAATATCTGAACTAATCAGACTTGCCACAGAGTACAAATCACTGTTTTTCAGCGCTTCCTCTGCACTTACCAACTCATTTGGAATGAATGTTCCACCTGACATGATGAACGGTGCTGTGTTACCAACCATTGCCATTGCTGACCGGCGCTCAAAAGGATTAGTCAAACTCATTGGCCATCACCCTTTGGAGTGACCATGTAGGCCAGCAAGGCCAATAACAATCCAGTTACGATAAAACCGACTGGAATGCTAAATAAAAAGACGCCTACACTAATAAGTGCGACGCCTAACATCAGCAGGAACAGTGGTAACACTGCTAAAAAATTATTCATGATTGTGTCCTCCTTTCTAAAATGAAAAATTGTTGATGAAATAATCGCTTATTTCTTCATCCGTTTTATTTCCGAACGGTAACTTGCTTGGCTTTTCTTCCACGTTACTAAATTCAGTAGCATAGAATTGGCCTTCATAAAGCGCATTGACAATCGCGTCGACAATATCAATCTTTTGTGAGTTAACGTTTTTATCAACCTTAATTCCGTTGTTATCAGAAACGATGACCGCATTTACCAACGCTTGTTGTAACGCCTGGTCATCAAGCATGGTAATTCGCTGCTTAATAAACTGTTCCTGCAAGAACTTGGTTGGTTCATTCAACGATTTAATACCCTGACGTACCGGAATAATTAAGTATTCACTCTTAATCTCATCTAGTCGTCTGATAAAACGCCCCGTTCCCCATTGGTCATACAAAATGCCTTGTACATCGAGTTCGTTACTCTCGATAAAGTTAAGCATCCAATTGAACACCTCATCTTCATCAATCAAGCCAAAGCGGTCACGTGTCACAGTTGCAAACCCCTTTGTCTCAACGTCCCGATAATTGATATTGTCACGTTGTTCCTTAGCCTCAATGCTTCCGGCCTTAGCGATTGGCACCCAACTGTGCTGGTACAAATGGTAATAGGTTTGCCCGTCGGTTCCGGTATATGGAAATACAAATGCGATTGCCGTATCGTCATTAGTTTGAGAGAAGTCAAAACCAATAAACACATCGCGTCCAAACATACTGAAGTCATCAATGATAGCGTCCTTAATCAAATCAAGCGGCAGATAAGCATTGTCCTTAGCGTTTTGCCACATGTTCATATTCTTAACGATAAAGTCCGGCAACTTACCTTGTGACGCTTTGGCATCACGCTCTGTAATCATTCCTTCTCGCAAATTTTTTGCCATGAACGGCAATTCCATAAGCGGATTTGATTTCACCCACTTTTCAGGATAATAAGCTTCATCTTCATCATCTTGTTCCCAAATCAAGACAAGGTCTTTATCAATATCGTTCCAATTACCACTTTCAAGATACTTTGCGTATCGTCGGTAATCTTCATACATTGGTGCGTTCGGATCCAATCCAGCTGTTGAGATGAAAAACATTTGAGCCAGCGGGTTGTTAACCATTCCAGACGTCATTGAATTAATAAACTCTCGCTGCCCTTGACCAAATAAGTGATACTCATCAACAATACCTGTCGTGTAATGGTCTCCGTCAGAAGCACTAGCCTGTGCTGATAACCGTTTCATTGAAGTCGATTGAGAATCAATACGCATTTCGTTTTGGTTATACTCAACGCCCCACTTTTGAGCCAACTTCTTAAACGGCCCCTTTTTCAATTGTTCCCAATTGTAAGTCATGTACTTATAAAGCGGCTTAGTGTGCGAAATATCAATACTTGATACAGCAAGTTGACGATTGACTTTTGGATAGCCAAACAAAAAGTTATACAGCGTGTAGGCTGATAACAATTGCGTCTTACCGTTCGTTCTTGCCATGCTGATGAAAATGTTTTTAAAGCGCATCCCCTGCGTTTCAGGGTTTCGCCATCCTTGAATCATAGCCAAAATAAAACGCTGGTAAGGTGAAGGGTTAAATGGTTCGCCTGATGTCACATCTTTCAGCAACGTCGCAAACTCATTAATCTTTCTAGCCTCATCAGCGTCATATACATAGATAAAATCATTATCGTTATCAATTCTTCGCAGGTCATTAATATGCCTTTCAGCAGCTCTCTTAATCTTTTCACCAGCCAGCTTCTTACCAGTAAGAACGGCAATTGAATATTCCAAAGCCGGGTCATTCGGATACCTTCTAAGCAAGTCATTGTACTTTTGCATGCTTAACCCCCGAACCTAGCTTCCCAATCCGTCTCATCTTCATCATCACTGTTTGCCATGTCAATCAGTGTTGCACGGCTTTGCGGTGACAGTCCCAAATCACTGCCAACTGACTTTATAACCTTAGTTGCTGAATCAATAATACCTACAGCTGGGTTTTTGAAATACTTCTCACCTGCTTTGTACAAGATACCAACGTTCTTAACTGACTCATATGCTTCACGCAACATTTGATAGTTCATAGCCAATGTTTCAACTGCTGAACTATCCGCGTTAATCACGTAACCTGATTCATTTAAGAAAGGCACGATTGTTTCCCACATTTTCTTGGCTTCACCAGTTAAATGTTGTGGCGCAGTCTCAGACAACTTATCAGCACTTTCTAACGTCATATGAAGCTTCTCGGTGCGCTCACGTTGGTCTTTGCGATCTGATTCATCGCTTGTTAACTTTGCTTTTCGTGGCACGGTCTCACCTCCTTTCAATCCAAAAAATAATAATAACTGCAACGTGTTGAAGAGACGGCACTATTTGATATTCGGTTACTTCCTAAGCGACCCAGGCGGGGGTATAAATGATTTACGATGAACAATCAGCTAACTACTGACTGAGATTTAAAACGTCTCACACGCGCTCCTATGGCTTCTCACGCAATACGTTGCTCAAATAAAAAAGGTAACAATCTAACTGATTGCTACCTGATGTGAATATGCCGATAGTGGGATTCGAACCCACAACCAATTAAGGGACGGATTTTAAGTCCGCTGCGTATGCCAGTTCCGCCATACCGGCTTATAAAAGCAAAGATTGATAGACATCTGTGTAGGTGGTGTGGCACATATAGAAATGAAATATACCTAACATCTATCAATCCATGCCATGTTCCCTACTGGTCTCGAACCAGTGACCGGACGGTTATGAGCCGTCTGCTCTAACCAACTGAGCTAAAGGAACATAAGAATACTTCCAAATACAGCGAGTAAGTATTTGGAAGTATTAAAAAATTACTTATCAAACTTTTCCTTGATGTCTTCAACTACATCTTCTGCAGCATCCTTAACATCTCCAAAGGCATCCTTGGCCTTACCCAATAGTCCTTGGGCCTTACCTTCTGCCTCACGAGTTTCATCTCCAGTAACTTTACCTTCAACTTCCTTCGCCTTACCTGCTACTTGATCCTTTGCGCCATCAATCTTGTCTTCTAATGCCATGATTGTACCCCCTTAAGTTATATATAACATATTACACACAAATGATATATCCACTTGGTTAAATAGTCAATCAATAAATCTAGAACAGCTTCTCACGCAATACGTTATGCCACCAGTCACGACTTGCATGCTTCAACACATTCTCACTCAGCTTCTTTTCAACTGCTGTCTTGTGATTGTGTTGCGCTCTAGTCAGCAACCATAAGTTACTTGTGTCTAACTGCTTATCCTTAGTCAGTAGTCGTCTTGGTATGATGTGGTCCACTATCAACTCACCGTCATCCCATAACCTACCGTTAATTGCGTCAGCATATCCATCACGGCTCTTAACGTATGCACTTATCTTCTTCCACTGCTTGGTGTTGTAGAAGCCATCATGAAGCTCTTGTCGCCTTGTGCTGTCATACTCTTTGGTTGCCTGTGATAGTTCATACTGTCCACGTAATGTCTGAGCACTGCGGTCTGCATTCACTTGCTTAGCATGTACATACTTCTTCATGCGTGCCTCATAATGTGGTTGGCAATATGTCCAACCTGGTTTAATCAGCTCACGGCAACCAATCTCTGAACACCTATGCATTCTCATCGAACCGACCATCAAACGCCGTGTTGCGTGAATATTGCTTACCACTGTTAGTAACTATATCAACTAATTCATTAGCAAAATAAATGTACGTGTATTCCCCACGATTGACATTGTTACTCTTAATCAACTTACCCATTAAGTTCTTGTGCATATCAACCTCCAAACATTTCGTCTAAGATTAGAACCTTAACCCCATCGCCAAGCAATCTTTCGAAGCCAGCCTGTACATTACGTTTCGACTCACTATCCAAAAAAGTGCTCTTAAAGTGAAATACAAACAAATTTAAGTCTTCAAAGTATTCATAACCTGGAAGCTGATAAATGTTTCCTGATGCATACTTAGTTACAGATTCTTTCTCTTCTTCATCCAAATCGATAACATTGTTGCTCCCTGAATTACCGAAAATTTCTGAAATAGAAACCGCGTGATTGTCTCTAATAATGTCAATGTCTCCTCGCAATGAGATGGCATTCCCCTTAATCAATACACCCTCTTTGGTGAACTCAATAACCTGCCCGTTGCCCAATTTATATTCTTTCATGTCGTCGCTCCTATTCAGTGCAAAATAAAAAGGCTACCCAACTGGATAACCTTAGCTTGATTGAATTTAATTTTTAAAAGATTCTTTTGGCGAATACTCAACTGCTTATTAGTCGAAAGAATTTCGTTTGTTATTTTCATTCTCAGCAACATAACTTAGCGTTTCCTTTGCGTTCAAAATAAAAACCGTGCGCTCACATATCTGGAGCCACGGCACGAAAACAAAAAGTGAAAGTATATTCCTATACTGTTTATTGATATGTATGAAACAGGTTCTTAGTCATCTAGAATTCGATCACTTATTCGCAATCGGACAAAGAACCCGCAACGGAATATACAGGACTCGAACCTGTAACCGTGTTACCGGCAACTGCTTAGCAAGCAGTACGCTTTCCATTCGCTTATATTCCATAACACCAGGCAGCACATACAAGCTCCTGGCACGGTAATAACTAATAAAGTTTCCCTTTATGTAGTTTTATGTGTATGTATGCACCCGGCCCGCACCGCAGGCGTTTGTTCGCAGGATGACTTTGATGACCGCTAACCAAACTTGATCATCTTTGCTACTCCTAAAGCATTAGTTTTCGTAATGGCGTGTGCGCACCGTTTCATTACTGGTAATATATGTACGCCAGACATAGCAACTGGCAGTGTCGTTTAAAACAAATACAAGGAAGATTATCCTTTAATTTATTTTGTGCTATGTGATGCATGTGGTCAGGATTTGCACCTGACATGACATCCCACGGACTTAGAAGCTACCTTTGTCTTTCAATCAGTAAACTGATTACGTTGGCTTAAAAATAAATGTATTCCGTGAGTTATAGGCGTGTGCCTCATCGGGCTAACTTCGGCTTCGTCATACGGGCACCTTTTCCACCACCTGTGTCTTATAATTCAATTAGCGTCTACCTATTCCGCCACACATGCTTTATTTAAACTTTGGTACTCTATCATAATAACTTGGATCGCCTGCACCTTGCATGCGGCACTTATGAACCATATACGTGCTTTCCAAATTATTCTTTAACTCGCAAATCATCAATATCGGAAAAATTGTCAGCGAACAATAGAAACGCTTCTTCGATAATCTCTTGACCCCGTCTAGTGCTGTAACCAGTCAGTGCTTCTACTTGTAACCATTCTAAGTGTCGGACGTATCGCAACCATATGAAGTGTCTGTGTGGCTGTGTCATAACCTTAATGGCATGGACAACGGCATCATAGTAGTACACAGCGTTAGCGTGATTGGTAAATCGCTCATCGTTGGCGTTACCAAATGATCGTGCACTTGGCATGTCTGAAATTTCAACTGACTTCAAATCAACATATCCCATATCAGCCATGTTAACGATACGTGGCCATTCACTATCAAAAAACTCTCGAACCGCTTCTCTTGTTGCCTTCTCATTCACCGCTGGTAAAAGTGCCATTCCTACGTCCTCCGAACCATGTTAAAATGAACTTACTCCTAATTCTGTTACATGGCGCTGGACTTCTGTCTGGCGCTTTTTGTTTATCCTTCTTCTACCCAATAGTAATAGCCAGCTAACCACTCGCTGACCATATGCTTGATGAGCCACTTGCTACTTGTTCGATATGCCTGGCGCTTGTTCCACGTCCGCGCAATCACACGCTGGCCTTCTGGCGTATAAGCGAGTTTGAAGTAGCCTTGCTTATCTCTGAAATAGTAATACTTACGCATGATCATCTTCTTTCGAGTCGTTCATTTGATATACCTTCAGATATGCATCACGCCATCCTTCTACAGCTTCAACTGCCCGCTGTGCCTTGTGTTCGTATTCACGGCGCGCTTTGCTTGCTTCATATGCGTTGTATGCATAGATACCAACCCCAATCCACATCAATGCCACGCCAACCCAATATGCCATTCCTATTCCCCGCGTTCCATAAAATAATCAACAATCTGTTCTGCCGTCATATCACGACGCATTGCGTTTTTAGAATTTGCAAAGTTAATCAAAATCTCACGCACCTGTTCTTCTGGGTACAAAGCAAAGCCCTGGGGTACATAAGCCGGTGCGTGTTCAACCAAAGCCCTCATGTCGTATTCTGGTTCAACTCCTGCAATTGCCATTAGTCTTCCTCCATTAAATCAACTCGGAATACGTACGTCTTGTTGATATGGGATGCCAACTTTGAGTTTGAATACCGAACCTCATAGAATTCATCATATTCATTGATTTCAGAAACAATTCTGCTTGAGAACCCAACAGATTCACCAACATTGAAAACGATATCTTCATCTGCATAAAGCTTTATAATCTTCATTATTCTTCCACCTTAACCTTTCGTGGCTTCAATAATTCATTCTCGCCGCCAAGTCCAGCAATCAATTTATCTGCTTCTATTTCCGTCATTGTAGGTAAATCTCCAACCTCCCCATACTTTAGGGCTTCTTCCACTAATGCTTCCCAATCACTCATTTCAAGGAACTTAATTACTCGCTTTCCCGTTTTTTTAAAGTTAACAACCTCCACAAGATTTGTTTTAAAACCGAACTCAACAAACACGACAAACTTCGGTTCTTTCTTCGCAACGAACTCAATGTTTCCGAAATACCAACTACCAAGAATGTCAGCGACTTTATCATAGCTGGCCTTAGGTTCACCGATCGATTTGCGAATTTCCGGAAATACAATAGACGGAGCATTCAGCACAAAGCCTGCAACGTTTTCCCAATAGGTTTTAGCATTCTGGATACCTTCAATCACATCAGCCGGCAACTCAATCACATGCTTTTTAGGTGCGCTTTCTAAAATGTTTAGTGCGTCTGGCAAGTTATCAACGTCCCACTTGTCACCGTTTTCGCTAGTCAACGAATGAGTGCCTTTTTCAACATCGATAATTTTAAATTCAAATTCCATTACTTATCACCTCGATTTGACCAATAAGGTCGTTCTTCATGTTCATCCGTAACGCGCGTTGTTACCTTGTGAGAAATTGAGACGCTCAGACCCTCAATCAGAATGTTAAGAACTACTGACAAGATTACAGGGCTAAATACAAGCCACCATGACCAACCAATGACGCCAGCCAACTTCAAGATAATCATTAAAACCGTTGCAACCCAAAAGATATTCATTACTTATCCTCCACCTTTTCAATTTTCATCTTCCAAGCGTTCTTGGATTCACCTTCAAAGAAACCAAACTTTTGTTCAACTGCCTTCACACTGTCGTTTTGCAGAAGTTCCAACATAGACTCGACTGCTGTTTTTCCAAGCACCATCTGCGCTTCTAATAATTGCGCATGCGTCATTCTGCCACCTCATCAACCCAAATTAGAAATGCCAAAACAAACGGGCGCACATTGTAATCATCTGACCACCCAGCAAAACCAATAAATCCGTCTGAATTAAAGGTAATAGCTTCACGGCCGTTAAAGTAATCAGAATTAACTGTGATTTCTACTGCTTTGGGTGAATGGTAAATTTTGACTTGCTCGTCAAAGTTAATCATTTCGTAGAATGTATGCGGTAATTCCAGGTATTGAACCAACACAAAGTTGATGATTTCAACCAAACGGTGAACTTGCTTTACGTCAGGAATTTCACTACCAACGTTTGTAGCGTAATACTCACGAGCATAGTTGCGCATTGCTTGACCAGTTTCTTCAGTTACAGTTCGATAATGTTGATCCACATTCTTATCCATCATTAATTTTTCACCTTCCTTTTACAAAGCTTGGAACAATAGCATTTGCCAAATCTCAAATACCCAGCAAACGACTAGAGCGAAGAATACTCCGATTAACACTCCGCCCAGAAGCAACTTAAAAAAATCAGACATCCTGTTCCCCCTCCAGGTATTCAACCGACACGTTATAGAGTGCTGCCATTCGCCGCATTGTTTCTTCGCTAGCTGTTAAAGAACCTGATTCGTACATCATCAAGTGATCTAAGCTAGTCAGCCCCAACTCATGCCACGCTGTGTTCTGTGCAATTTTTGCATCACGTCGTGCTTGTGCGATGCGATTGTGTGGAAATTGTCGCATTTCATTTACCTCATTTGCCCGCCCATACCCGCCATTACTGGCTCATCTCATCTATGCCGTTAATCGGTTACTTCTTTGCTGTCACCATCAAGTTCAACAACTTCATATCCATTAGTCGTCCATAATTCAGCGTCCATACGGGTCTCAAACATCTCAGCGTAATTAGAGCCAATCATGCTATAATTCGGAATTTCCATACCAAATATTTTGCGAAGTTCCAGATAGCGATACTCGTCATCAAAATCTGTTTTTTTACTTCGAACAACAAACGCATTTGGCTTCTCAACTTCAAACACATTTTTACCATCTAGCCATTGGATGATTGCAATCATACGTTCATTTCGTTCAATCGGATTAATTGGATCGTTCTTCCAACTACGAACACTGAATGGCAGCTCCGTCAAATCTTGTCCATTTACAAAATGTGTAGGTTCTCTGGTCGTTGCATCAAGATGATTATTAGCCTTCCAAATTTCTAGGTACCCAAGCATCTTCTTAGTGATTTTGTACTTTTTCATGTTATTAACCTCGTTTACCCACCCATACCCGCCATTCCGGCACTTCCTATGCAATTAATCAGCTGAGTCTGCTACGTCATCTTTAAGAACAATCAATTGATTTAATCCTTCAATATATTTGATTGACTCATCCGCCTTTTGTTCCAAGTCTCGAATGCGTTCAACCGTCATTTTGTAGAAGTTGTCTGCATCTTCTTCACTAGTGTCAAAGGCCATATATGCAAATTTTGTGCTGTCTCGATAGACTCCATTTGAAAAAGCACTGATGTGTTCCATTTTTAGGCGTTGTGCTGCCTCTGCAAGGTCGGTTTTGAGTTCATCTGGGAAATCATTCGAGAAGATGTGGTAAACGGTCACGATGACCTTGCTGTGAGGATTGATGACCATACCCACCTCACCGCTATGCCATACTTGCGTGCCGTCGTTTTGCATCTTGACCAATTCTGCATCCATGTTGAATTGCGTGAGCCAATTACGCCAATTGTTCTTTAACGTCTTGAAACGATATTGCAATTGTTGCTCTGCATGATTTGATAATTCATACAATTCCACTTTTTTGATACCCATATTGATTCTCCTTTTTAAAAACGTGTGACAACTCTCTTGCCACTAGATGTTAATCCTCTGTTTGATTTATCAGCCATGCGCTCTGCCCGTGTAGCTCTTAACTCACGGAATTTTTCCATCGTTGCCTTTGCCCATTCTTCTGGATCATCAAATCCATCTTCTTTGGCCAAACGTTTGGATTGCTCAGCAATTTGTTCTGGTGTGAACTTTTCAATTGCCGACTCATTCCTCAATGGCTGTCCAAAACGTGATCGCGGTTGCTGCAGCTGTTGTGATTGCTTCTCGTAATCACCAACTTTCGCTGCCGTTGTGGCACCTGCGTTTATCCATTTTTCTAAACGTCGTTGAACGGATAGCGTTGAAGTAGCACCGTTTTTTGCCGCAGACCTAATCGCAAGCATTACTAGCTTTACAGCCTCTTGTTCGGACTCGGCATTGTGTAATGCCAGTTCCTGCATTTCTTCCAAGTCCTGATAGACAAGTGGGTTCTCAGGCATGTTTGCTTGTTGCCATTGAATAACTATGTTTTTATTTATCATTTTTGTCTTCCTGTGAGAGCGCCTGCTTTTTGGCTCTCTGTATACTATGAGTGCGGACGCTCGGCGGGCCATACTAGCCTAATCTATCCTTACCTAACCTAGCCTTACCTAACCTGTGTCGCCGGTTAGTTGACGAGGCGTGGACTTTCCGTCGACGGGTCGTCAACTGAGTATGATCCATTCTCCGATACAGACAATTTTTTCTTATCTTCCCCATATATTGTCGGGTTGTAGGTGTCCTTACGAATATAGTTATGTAGTCGCCAATCTTTAATGACAACCACGCCACTCTCTTCGAATGGAATAAGAAATTGTTTTGCAATTAACAACTTCTCATCGTCCTTCGAAGCACCAATCATTCGCTTAATCGTGTTGATGTTCCCGACAAATCCGTCATCGTCAGCATGCATATTCAAGTGAAAGTACAAAGCTTGCGTTGACAGCGGCATGTCTAAGAACACATCCGTGTCCGTAACTTTCTTACTGAACATTCGTCGTTGTGCCATCTATTTCCTCCATTCGCTTGAACGTCATAATTCCAAGACGTTGCAATGTTTCAGGGTCTAGCTTGATACCCTTAACGTGATATTTCTGTGCAAAAACTGGCCACCCAATGTTGTGTGCTTCGTTGTGGTGTGCTCGGCATAATGCAATTAAATGTTTTTCTCGATGATCAACTGTCCTTCGGTCATTACCCATTCCAACCGTGTCAACGTGGTGAACATCTGCTGCCAATCCGCAAATTACACAACTTCTGTTTTTAAGAGATTGATACATGTAAACGTCCAAATCATCTTGATATTCCAGTGCAGGTTTCCGCATTGGCATGTGGTATTTCAACGCAAATTCCAACAGGAAAGAAATAAATGTCCTTGCAGTAGTAATATCAGTGTTTCCTAAACTGAATTCATGTGCATCCATCGTTTCGTAAAACAACCCCTTCATCACATTTTTCATTTCATCTAACGTATAACCGAAGAAATCAGACATATCTCTCAAAATGGCATATGTTTTACGCCTCTGCACTGGGCTTATTAGGCGTTTGTCTACAACTGTCACATCAACTTCAGGATGCTCATCATCGTTTACCGAGTTTATTAGCCCCAAAGATAACAAGTCATCTACCTTGACAGTGACATACCGCCCGTTTATTTCAGTTATCTTGCCGATAAAATTCATGATTTACCTCTTTTTAGAAAGGCAATTCATCATCTGAAATGCCCGCCTCATTGATTGGTTGTCCAAATGGATCTAATGCCGGCGTACCATTAAAAGGTGGTACATCTGGAACGTCATCTTCGCTATTTTGCTGAGTTCCGAGTACCGTCGGTGCTGGATTAGATGTTGTCATCGCAGCATTAATCATGTCGTCACGGTAAGCTTCGACAATTTTGTCCGAACTGTCCTGGGATACCCATTTCAACATTCCTTCAACTTTGTCCTCAGCAATTTCATCAACCTTGAAATCCAAAACTTTATTAATGCTTCCACTGTTGTTTTTTCGAGTTGTCCCCTTGTTCTCAAGTTTGATAATTGAGCGGCCGGTCAAATCACCATCAATAGCGTCATTAAGTACATACGGATTAACTCCACGGGATACATACCAAACAACTAACGGCTTTTTTTGCGGAACGTCATCCAACGCTGTTGCGTATCCAACGTAAATCTCTTCCTGCTTCAATTGCTCGTTTTGGCCCAACACGATTTGTTGCTTAAGCTCCATCATTGTTTCAGCAGTATATGTTTCACCATCAATTGTGATTACATAGGGTTGCCGTTCTTCAGTATCAGTCACGACATAATTTGAGAGTGCCTTTTCATCTGTTCCACGTGTCCACTTCACACGATTCATCATAAAGTGAGGCAAGATGGTAATTGACTTGATATCATTTGCTTCAGAAAAATCAGCGCCAGGTTCCATGATTGAAAACTTTCCCTCGCTGGCATTAAACGCTAGAAACATTCCTGGGAATGGTGGCAACACCGAATTGTTTGTTGAAATTCGTTCATTCTTACGCATACGTTCTGCAAAATCCATATTTTTTTCTCCTATCGTTGTACGGCTGACTTATAAGTGACACCACTTACCTCAAATCCCTTATCGAATTTGTTGTGAATAAACTGTTCTACATATGCAAATTGTTGGTCTGTAATGTCTGAAAGTTGAATGATATACGTTCGCTTTAGCGCTTCCGGTTCTTCAATAATTTCACCGGTCTCTTGATCTACTAACTTGTTTCCAATTTTTGTGGCTTGCTCTGCGCGCTTTGCCTTAGCATCAAAATCAGCTTGTGCACGAGCTCGTTCGGCTGCAAATCGCGCCTTTGCAAGCCTCACATCTTTCTTCATTGATGCCTTGACTTCATCTAAATCCTTATAATCAAGTTGTCCCACATACCCAGCTACTCCGGCAGGATCCATTTGCAATTCAGCTGCATATGCTTCGACAGCTGACGTTTGAAGTTCACGAACTTGAACTTCGTTCTTAACCTTTTCAAATTGAGACCGTACGGCTTGCTCCGTCTCTGCCCATTTCGCAGTCTTATTGAGCCATTTATCGTCAAATTGAATTTTTTCAGCAGGTAAGTTGTATTCAGTTGCAATTTTTTCAATCTCAATAAGAATCAACGTTTTTCGGTCTTGCTTCTCTGCTTCGACAACTTCATTAATTTGTGGCTTCAAGGTACCATCTGAAACGCTCTGAATTTTCTTCTCAATTTCTTTCAAGCGCTTTTCTGTGTCCGGCCAATTACCGGCTACTTTATCGGCAATATTGCGTCGTGTTTCTCCGAGTCCCTTGTATGCCTTGTTCAAATCCGTTCGAGCTTGTTTTGCCTGTGCCAAAGTTGCTGCTGACACTGGTGTCTTCTTATACGTTGCTAACATGCCATCAACGTATTGTTCCAATTCATCAACTCCAGGTACTTCAACAATTGCTGGAGTAACATTCGCTGGATTCACTACCAATTCATTCATAAGTCCTTATCCTCGTATTCATCCATGTAGTTGTTAAATGATTCTTCGTTATCTTCTGGGTCATCAGGTGGATCAATTAGTTCATCAAACATGGTCAGCCACCCAATTCAAAACATCAGCAACGCCCGTTTCAAACTCAGAAACAGTTCCGTCATTGTTATCCCGTTGCTCTGCCTTGAACGCTCGGTTCATGTGTCGTAGCGCTTCCACTCGCAATTCATTTTTCCGAATAGATTTACTCCGACGCTTAACGGTTGCACCCGTTAGGCGTTTTTATTTTCCTTGTCGTATCGGCCCTTGTACTTTGTGTTGTACATCGATGCCAGGCTCATTCGTAGCTGTTTAGCAATCGGTGTCGCAATATCTGAAAACGATTGTTCAGGTCGCTTAGAATCCATAGCCCGTTTGAATGTTTTATATCTATCTTCGTAACCAACCGCCGACGTTATATTCGGCTTGTTGAAAGGTGTACCTTCTAACTCAGCTTCGCTGCGTTCCCGTAAAAACGTCCGAGATACCGTGAATTACTAGCAGTAATGAATGACATGCCAGACACTTGGCTTGCCTGGGATACTAAATCATCGCGTTCATCAGCATTCTTCCCAACCATGTAATCCGATAGGAATTTCGCAAATCGACGATACCGCCGTTCATATTCAGACAATGCCTTCTTTGGCCGTTCAACTGCACTTTTGCGAATTCGTTCCTTCTCTGCTTCGACATCAAACTTCACAGGCTTTGCAAAGTTGTAGTGAATATCGCCAACACCCATTGGCCCCTTATAGTCCATTTGTAACCTCCAATACATGATTAATTGCTTGTTGCTTATCATCGAACCAAACCTGTCCACCACGCTTAGTCTTAAAGCCGACACGTACACCACCAACCGGCAATGTTTGCACTTCACAGTTGAAGAACCCACGACCTTCTGCAAGGTTAAGAACCGTTTGATAATCGCTAATCTTCATAGCGCACCAACTTTCCAGTTGGCTTCAACGCTTCGGCAGCATCGTAACCGTTAGCTAACAATACGAACGGATAAACAACCATTCGCAAGATGCCCTTCAAGAACCACGCCAAACGAACTCGGTTCGCAATCACTAACCACCCAGCGGCTACAAACAGCAACGTAGCTTGCAATGCCTGCCAACCTACCAACTTCAATGCATCAATGATCCACATCTTCCTTTTCCTCCGTTAATTCGTTAATACGTTGTTCGGTCATCGGCCGAACGTGGACTTCGTGTTGTTCCATGAAATCTAACAACCACGCCATGAATACAACCAGACCTACAATTGCGAAAATTGCGTAACCTACTGCGTAATCAGTCATCGATACTCTCCACGACCAAATCGTCGTAATAAATCAACCGAAAATTGCCCTGGCTTTTGCTCAATCGCCATATCTTTAAATCGTTGTGAATACCGAATTACTTCGTTAAATCGACTTTCACTGTAATTCAGCATTGCTGCCGCTTCCTTGACACCGACCCACAACCATAATTCAGCAGGCAACGTTTGCCTTACACTTGCCTTTGTCTTCAAACCTTTGACTTCATTTGTCATATTTATTACTTCCAATCAATCTTCTTCAATTCGTTTAAATCCAAATCCAACGCAATGGCCAACTTAACCATGGATGGTAAAGTTAACCTATTCCGTTTTCCATTCGTTACGTCATATAACGCTGCGATAGATACACCCGTTACATTCGCTAACCAATAACGGGTCTTGTTGCCCTTTAAACGCAGGCCATCATTGATTAATTCTGCCAGTGACATGTTACTAACTCTCCCATACCTACACCTCCAATAAAGCCTTAGTTTCACCAAGAAACTTGTTAATGAAATATTGTTGCCCCTTGCCCGTCACCTTGGGAGTCTTAGTGGTCACGTTCACACCATTAGAATTGATGTGGTTGTGCTCCTTAATCTTAAACAAGCCAAGCTCCATGCTCTTCTGTGTTGGCATGTTCCGGTCGGACCCTTGTCGCTTAACCAGATAACCGTTTTCACGGAGATAACCGAACAAACGGTTCTGTCCCATATCTACGCCGTTTTGCTTAAGCAGCTTTGCCAACTCACCAATCAGAATTGATGATTGACTAGCTGATACTGCGTCAGCAAACAACGCCTTGGGCGTCATCTCTTCGATGATCTTGTCCTTGTGGTCTAACATCAGTTGAGCTGACTTCAAGCCCATTGCCATTTGAATACGTGGGTCTGACATCAACGCCTTGTGTTCTTTTTCAACTGCAATGAAGTAGTCTCTAATTTCTTGGCTCTTAGTCGTCTTAGACATCATCGCTACATTCTTAGCCATGTCTGTTGTTAAACTGAAATCGTCAACAACACGAAGCGCACCATTTCCACCATTGGGAACGGTCGTACCTCCAAGTACGACCGTCCAATCAGTACCTTCAACATACATATCTTGGTATTGACTGAACCAAGTACTGAATCGCTTTACAACTCCTAGCACCTTATACAATTCACGAGCGCTAACCCGTTGCTCACCTTCTTGATTCGTTTGAACCTTAATCAGTTCGTTTGTCATGTTTATTTCTCCTTATAAATCTGTGATGTTAAACAATGTGAAAATCTTATTACGAATGGTCTTCGACTTTGGTGATGACTCACCGTTAATCGCACGATTGGTTTGTGACTCACCTTCACCAATCATTTCAGCAAGTTCCCGTTGCTTCATGTCGTTTCGCTCCCACATCTCGTCCTTGATGCGCTTCTTGATTTTGCGCTTTAGGGCATTCTCTTGTTCTTCAATCGTTGTTGCTGTCATGTCGCAACCCCCTTTGTTTTTTTGTGATAATATTTATTTTGTGAGTGTCGCAATTCTCCCCTACATACAAGTCAAAGAGAAACGAATAAATGTACGAAAAAATAGTTAAACTATTAGATGATGGAATTGCGTTATCCATTACCATGTCATCTGGCCAATCTTTCATAGCATCTGGTTATGAAAAAATGGTTACTGAGAAAATTAAATCTCCGGTTGTCGCTATGCATATAGCAGATGGCGAATCTATTTTGTTTGTTAATACTGACTTCATTGAGTCTTTTAGACTCATGACGGATAACCGTTAAAATAGTTCTTCACTTCATTTGCCGTCATTGGTGTCGGATCATCTTTACCAGTTACCAGCTTTTGGAAAAGCATTTCATTTGCAAGATGAAGTGCTTTTTCTTTTTGCTCGTAGGACAAGTCTGTCCTTCCTTCCAAATCTCCAAAAATGTTCACTGCCAAGATGGCAGCTTCGTCGCCAGCTTTCACCATGTCATCGACAGTGATAAATGCTGGTAGCCGGTATTTTGAGTGCATTTCCATAACATCTACTCCCTTTTTGTTTTTTTATTATCAAGTTGTTGCATTAATTTACTCGATAGAGTAATATAAAGGCATACGAAAAAGTACAATAAACGCCTGTATATCAACATTTGCTCGCCAAAGCATTGATTATTTTAGGTCTGTTTTTTGTTGCTCAATTACTTGATGAATTTATTATTACTCAATTAAATAAAATAGTCAACGCTTTTTAACTCGATTGAGTAAAATAATGCTATCAACAATGGAGAAATGTTGATATGACAATATTTGAAAGAACAAAAGAACTCGCAAAAAAGCGAGGGTTAAGTCTTCAGGAAACTGCTAAGTCAGCCGGGATTGGCATAAATTCTATCTATAGCTGGAAGGACAAAAAACCAAGTGTAGATAGAATTAAAGCCGTGGCAGACGTCCTCGGCGTATCAGTAGACTACCTATTAGGTAACACTGATGAGATGCACAGTAATAAGAAAGACGCTCCATATGATTTAAAAGAGTTTATCGACTCTACTCCTGTCCTTAAGTATGACGGTAAAGATATACCAGAGGCAGAAATGCGCATAATTCGCCGAATTTTGGAGGACATGGATGACTGACCTCATAAACTATCTATTATTTATTGCTATTAGAAATGATATTAAGGTAGTTTTTAGCGAAGAGTTGGACACCTATACTCCCGATTTAAGCGTTCCATCTCAACGTAAGGTTATTATCAATAGAAATAGTAATAATAACGTGTCAGTGGCATTTAGATTAGCGCATGAATTATCACACATTTTATTTGGTAGTGTTGAACAAAATCGTGTTTATGCTTTTTCTATCGGGGCAACTAAATCATCCGAGCGCATTGCACACGAACAAGCGATGCATATGATCGCTAAGTATGTATTCCAAGACACGCCTGTTGAATATCGTAATTACATTAATTTTATGGAATCCTTGGGACTGCCTTCTTACTTTGAAGATATGGCCCGCGAAGCGGTTATGCAAGCATGAAAGCGAGGCACTCGTTTGGTACGTACAATTTTAATCATCGTCAACACATTATTATTGCTAGTCTCTCTATCTCTATATGCTTACTTTAAAACGACAGGATCTTATTTTAAATATGTAGCTGCTGCATGGATAATTGGTTTCGCAATAGCTAATTTTATCTATCTTTGCTTCTTTAAAAATTGGACGTACTAACAACGTTATTTAGAAAGGAATTATTAATATGAGATTGTGGCACGAATCTTTAATCCCCAAACTCCCTCGTCAGCAATTGCTGGGTCAACATAGAGAGTGTTGTGCACTTCGCGGCGGTGGTTGGGGCAAGAAACATGCAACTGTGAATTACGTCTTTGACCACTCACCATATAAATTATTTCAATATCACCAACTAATAATGAACGAGATGCTAAGTCGCGGGTATACACCTAACGAATTATGGTTAGACCCCCTGTATCGTGGAACTAAGGAAGATTCTTATATTTCACTATCAAGTGAAGTTCTGACTTCACCGATTTACCCGGAGCACGACAACGTCTATTTAACAGAGTGTATTGAAAACTTAAAAGAAAAAGGCATTGAGATAGATTAAAAAAGACAGTAGTTTGAGGCGACATACGTACGTGCAGACAGTAATCACGTTAAAAGATTAAGGAGTACAACTATGTTAGAAGAAAATTCAACGAACGTACCAGCAGAAGTTAAAGGTTGGAACTGGGGCGCATTTATGTACAACATTTTTTGGGGTATTGGAAATAAGACATACCTACCACTGTTGATGTTGATCCCAATTTTCAACATTATTTGGATATTTATTGTTGGGTTCAAGGGAAATGAGTGGGCTTGGCAAAAAGGGGAATACAAGGATGTCGATACCTTCAAGGCCGTTCAAGCAACTTGGAATCGTGCAGGACTAGTACAATTTATTATTTCGTTCGCTGTATTTGTTCTGTATACAGTTTTCGTAGTACTAGCTATTATTATGGCATCTAACAGGTATTAATTATTTTTCACAGACTATACCCGCTTTTGTCGGGATACATAAAAAAGCCACCCGTTCAGGTGGCAAAGTACTGATGAATTATTTGAATAGATCGAAAATACTAAAAGTGGTCTTTTTATAGACTTTGTTGTAAGCCGCTTTCTTAGGGTCTGTTAACCAGCCCATGCCCTTCTGACCATAACCTGGAATAATTGCCTGCTTAACTGCCCGATTAGCCTTACCAGTTGTCCTAGCTTTAATAGAACGCATGGGACTTGGCTTCCGCATACCAAATTTCATACTTCAAATACCTCTATCAGACAGAATACCGTTAACAATTTTTTGTTATAACAAAAAATACGCACATCCTGCGACCAAACAAGGAAATGTGCGCGTTATCCAAAACAGAACAGCAACGTCCTGCTTATGCATTTAATTGTACCAGACCTGGGCATGTCTTTAAACTACCTAAAACTTTTAGATAAAGGTTAGGTTTAAGTTGATATGTCGGTATCAAAGTTAGGTAAAAAGTATCGAGTTGTCGTCAGCAAGACTATTGAAGGTAAGCGACGACGATGGACAAAGAGCGATTTTTCAACTAAGGCTGCTGCCAAAGCCTGGGAGGCGGACTTACTGGCAAAGTTGAATTCTGGTGTTGAGATTGATAAAACCCGTGTTCTATTCACTGAATTCTATGACGACTGGCTCGAACGTCATCTGGAATCTGGCATCAAACAGCAGACGCGTTTAAATCATCTTGCTACTCAAAAAATTGTGCACGAATACTTTAAGAACGTAAAACTGGAAAATTTAACTCGGCGACGTTATCAAAAGTTTCTTGATGAATATGCTGTTAATCATCATTCGAGCACCGTTCGCCAAGTTTCAATGCGAGTTGCAATGCCGATTAAAGAAGCTTTTAGTGACGGTATTCTGTCACTAGACCCCACACATGGTGCTAAATTCAAAGGGGCTGAAAGCAAAGCTGGAGAACTAAAATTCCTCGAAGAATCTGACTTAGATAAGTTATTGGAATACATTCAAAATGAACCAATAACTCCCGCACACTTTGCAATATATACCGCAGCACTCTCTGGCATGCGCGCTGGTGAAATTTTGGCGCTCACGTTGAAAGATATTAATGTGGCAGATAAAACAATCTCTGTGACGAAAACAAAGACGAATCGTCCGCCTTACGAGTACACTACACCAAAGACAAGAAAGTCTACGCGTGTTATCGCAATGCCCGATCGCTACTTTATACAATTTGAACGTTTTCTAAAAGCGTATCCAAAATTAGAAGAACATATCTTTGGTGAAAAAACGACTCAGTCCGTTCCATCCCACTATCTTCGTAAGATGATTAAAGAACTAGGTATTAAGCCAATTACGCTACACGGACTCCGTCACACTCACGCCAGTTTTTTAATTAGTAAAGGAATTGACGTTGCATACGTTAGTGAGCGTCTTGGACATAGCTCAGTAACAATTACACAGAACACTTATTTTCATTTGCTATCTACCAAAAGAAACTCTGAGTCTGACAAGACGTTGGCCCTATTTGATGACTAA